TAAATTAGTAAAAAATTCTATTGAAAAAACTGGTATAAAAAATGTTTGTATAAGTGGTGGATATGGAATGAATATAATATCCAATCATTTATTGACTAAAAAATTTCCTGATATTGATTTTTATTTTGAACCTCTTTGTGATGATGGTGGAATATCTATAGGTGCAGCAATGTATGCATATAGAAAGATGACTAAAGATTCAAAAATAATTCCAATAGAAAATACTTTTGTTCATGGTTTTAATTATGATATATCAAAATATAAAGGAGATAAAATTGAAATAAAACAACTTGCTGAAATCCTATACGATAATAAATCTGTTGCAATATATAATAATCTTGCTGAATCTGGGCAAAGGGCATTGGGTAATAGATCTATATTATTCAATGCGTTAAATCTTAATGCAAAAGAAATAGTTAATGGTATTAAAAAAAGAGAATGGTATAGACCTTTTGCTGCTATAGTTTTAGAAGAAGACGCGAATCAATATTTTGATATGGGAAATTTAAAATCAAATCCTTTTATGACAGTTTGCTTTCCAGTAAAAACTGATATAATTCCAGGTGTAACGCATGTAGATAAAACTTGCAGAGTCCAAACGGTTAATAGTGGACACCTAAAAGAACTTCTGCTAGAATTTAAAAAAATTAGCGGGCATGGAATTCTTTTGAATACAAGTTTTAATCTTGCTGGGGAACCATTAGTAGAAACACCTGAAGATGCATTTAAAACTTTAAATAACTCATCCTTGGATTTTCTTTGGTTTTGTCAATCAAAACAGTTGTTTAATTCTTAACATTAATATATAATTTAATTTGGGAGAACATGAACTTAATGACCACCAATCTTTTCGATGTTTATCATGATGTTGAAAAGGCTATTGATCTTGCTTTTGATGGAAAATTTGTTTTAAAATTTTATGATTATTTAAAAATTAATAGTGCAAAAAGATGTCAAGTTGAGTCTTTTATTGAAAGTAATACTGCTACTAATATCAATAGTATTATTTTAGATTTGGATGATTATCTTGAAGGTGGACAAGACGATGTGCATAAGCAACTACGTGAAGCATATGGGCATATACCCAAACCACAAGCAAGAAAGATTAGAAATTACCTTTACGGCATTTTAGAAGATGCTTGGAGATATAGTAATGATAGGAGACCAGGAAGAAGAAAAAAGCAAACTAAATAATCAAGAGCCCGATATTAATCGGGGATTTGAGTTAATGTTAAGACAGAATAATAGGAGGGAAAATTCATTAACGCCAAAAACATTTGAGATAATGTTTGGTAAAATGGTTTCTCTCTTCAAACGAGAGTTCCATATTCAGTTCCAGTTTATCTTTGATGTAAGAAAGATTTAACTCTCGGGAGAAAAAAAATGTTAGCAGTAGCTCTTACTTTAGGAACATTAATTTCTATTATGTTCTTTTTTGTTGGTGTATTATGTGGGTGGATGGTCAAACAATATTTAATTGAAAGAAATTATACCGCGTATACACATCCCGAAATGTTTGATGAAAACGGTAACGTAATTCCAGACGAAATTTTAGCAGTACGATTTGAAAATGACTATGACTACAACGAAGACGAAGAAGACGACTGAAAAGACTAATAAAATTACAATTACAGAACTTCAACCTAATGCTTTTCAGTTTGAAATTTTAGAACTAGTATCAAAACAAAGATCAAATATTAACAAGGTTGAAGTTCTTAAAAAATATAGAAATGATGCTTTAGTATCAATTCTAATTTGGAATTTTGATGAATCTATTATTTCACTTTTACCACAAGGTGATGTTCCATATTCTCGTGTAGAAGAGCAGTCATCTTTTAATGATACTTTATCTGCTTCTTTATCTAAGGCAAATAAAGTTGAAGGTCTTAGTAGAGCTGATGAGTTTATTAGAGAAAGGCACACTTCTATTCGCAATGAATTTGAAAATTTTTATAATTATCTTCAAGGTGGAAATCCAGGACTTAGTTCTCTGCGTAGAGAAACTATGTTCATTCAAATGTTAGAAGGTCTTCATCCTCTTGAAGCAGAAATTATGTGTCTGGTTAAGGATAAAAGATTAACAGATAAGTATAAAATTAGTCTTGATAATATTAAGGAAGCATATCCCGATATTGTTTGGGGAGGTCGCTCTTAATGTGTAAAATTATTCATGAAAATTGTGATGCATCAATGGCAGAGGACAAAACTTTGCCATCTAATTCTTATCTTGTTAACTATTATAACGAAGATAATCTTAGATACGATATTGTTATTTGTAATAAAAGATCCGATATTTTCGATATGTATTGGGACAAATATAGGGAAGGACTACAATCTATAAAATGGACTGATGGTAGAGTCAATCCAAAACTTTGGGGTATAGCACCTAAGGAGGCAAAAAAGAAAAAATGACAACAGGATTTGGTGAATCTACAAATAAAAAAGGTAAAGCAACAGTAATAGTTGATGATGATGAAGTTAAAAAATTAATAAAAGAATATAAAAAAATAAAGAAATATATGAAGTCTTCATTATATAAAATTATGACACTTGATGGAACTGAAAAAAAAGTGTCTAATTTATTAGAAGAATATGGTGAAGATGATATTGCCTGAGTGGAAAGAAAAAATATTTAATTTAGATTGGAAAAAATATAATGATACTTTGTATAACTCAGTATCATTTAATTATTTTCCTAAAGAACAATTAGATATTGATCTTATTGGTGAAACTGATGTTTTTTATAAATCTGATGTTTTTAAGATAGTATATGTTCCAATATATAAAAATGCATCTACATCAATAAAAAATTCTTTAAATTTTGAACCAGTTTATATTAAACCAAAAAAAGAAAAAGTATTTGATATTGATATACCAGAACAATATAGAGATTATAAATTTTTTACAATTATTAGAGATCCAAAAAGCAGATGGATTTCTGGGATTAATGAATTTATAAACATATATCAAGATCTCGGTGTAGATTTTGATGGAGATATAAAAGGATCAAGAAAAAAATTTTTACTTGAATTAAAGAATAATAAGTTTATATTTGATGGTCATACTAGACCGCAGTTATCAAGTATAGATTTTTGTTTTAAATATGATATTGATCTGACACTCATTAAAATGGATGAAAGATTGGAAGAAAAAATATCAACATTTATCAAAGATCCTATTAAATTGAGACATGATAATCCTATAGAAAAATATAAATTTAAGTTAGAAAATTATAATTTTTGTTATCAGATATTAAATCGATATTGTATGAAAAATACTTCTTTCTTAGATTTGTATTCACTGGATTTTTATCTTTATAATAACTCTTTTTAAACAAATCTAAATATAAAATAATCTTTTTTTTGTTTGGAATGGGTAAGCATTATCTCCTCAATTTATATGGTTGTTCTTTTTCTTTATTAAACGATTTAGAATTTCTAATAGACCTTTTAGAAAATGCTGCGTATGCTAGTGGGGCTACAGTATTGGAAACTGTATATAAAAAGTTTGATCCTCAAGGGGTAACTGTGTTGTGTTTATTATCAGAAAGTCATATTAGCATTCATACATGGCCAGAAGAAGGTAAGGCTGCATGTGATGTTTATACCTGCGGTTCTTCTAATCCCAAAATAGGATGTGATATTATAATTGAACAATTAAAATCTGAAAATCATACATTAAGTTATATTGAAAGATGAAGATTGATACGATTATTATAGATAATTTTTTAGATAATCCCGACCTAGTAAGAAATTCTGTATTAAAAATTCCATTTAAACATTCTGGTACATTTCCTGGATTTAGGAGTGATGCTGCAGATAAAGAATATCAAAAAATGGTTGAAGTTAAATTGACACAAATATTAGGCACAAGTAATATTAAATTTAGAAAAGATAGAGATTGTTTTAGATTTCAATTATGTCTTCAAGATGCTGGCACTTGGATACATAAAGATGACACTGAATGGGCAGGAGTTTTATATTTAACACCAGATGCTGATATAAATTCTGGTACGGGAATATTTGACGAGAATCAAAATTTAGTTACTGTAATAGGTAATGTTTATAATAGATTGGTATTGTATAGAGGAGATTTATTTCATAGAAGTTTGATTTCTGGATTTGGTGATGATGTAGATACTGGAAGACTCACCCAAGTATTCTTTTTTGATTTGTATTAAATTACTCTATTATATAAATGAAAGAAATAAATAAAAAAAATCTTTATA